CGCTACGCAAGCCGTCATGCGATGGACAGCGAAGCTCCGCGAGGGAGGCGAGCTTCGCGTCAGCGTGCCGGACTTCGATCGGGCCGTCGACGCGTACAAGAACGGCACGAGCCACGAGATTGAGCCGATCGTCTGCGGCAAGACCGGCGAACACGGCTCGCTCTGGAATCGGACCAAGGTCATCGAGACGCTTCGGAAAGCCGGTCTCGACGACTGCCAGCCATGGCCGGACGGAGAAGGCCAGTGGACGATCGGTATCGCGGCCCGGAAGTTGCCTCCGATACACACGCTACCGAACGTCGAGGCGCTGATCTCGATGCCGCGGCTCGCCTGGACGGAGAACATGTTCTGCGCGATCGGCGCTTTGATCCCGCTCAAGATCAACATCACGAAGCACACCGGCGCGTTCTGGGGCCAGTGCCTGTCGCGGCTGCTGGCCGAGGCGATCAAGAAGCCGACCTGCGAATGGGTGCTCACGCTCGACTACGACACGATCTTCCAGAAGGAGGACGTGGTCGCTCTGTACCGGCTGGCGACCGAGCGGAACCTCGACGCGGTCGCGGCGATGCAGATCGGCCGCGAGCGGCAGACCGTCCTCATCACCTGCGAGGACGCCGAAGGCAACGCGCGTACATCGCTCACGTCCGAGGAGGTCAACGCGCCGGCGCTCGAGGTCGCGACCGCGCACTTCGGCCTGACCCTGATCCGGGCGGAGGCGCTGCGGAACCTGCCGAAGCCGTGGTTCCATGGCCAGCCTGCGCCGGACGGAACCTGGGGCGAGGGCCGCGTCGACGACGATATCCAGTTTTGGCGGCAGTGGAAGCGAGCCGGCTTCAAGGTCTGGCAGGCAAACCGAGTCCGCATCGGTCACATGCAGGTCATGATCTCGTGGCCGGACGACAGATTCGCCGCACGACACCAGTACCATAATGAGTACGTCACCAGCGGGAAGCCGGCATACGCGAGGACTTGAATGGCCGTCGATCCGAACTCACTGACCACGCTGACGAATCTCCAGTCGTATCTCGGCATCGGTATCAACGTTGACGAGACGATTCTGGAGCGCTCGATTGATCGGGCATCGGCGCTGATCGAGTCGATCCTCGGCCGCCCGATCAAGTCGCGGAACCTGTACGAGTGGCACGACAGCCTCGGCACGGATCAGATCGGCGTCAAGGTGCGGCCGATCAACCACGTGAAGTACGTCGCGTTCGGCTCGCAGAACGCGCTCAGCGTGTCGGCGGCGTCAGGCTCGACGGACATCCTCGCGACGGTCGAGGTCACGCCGAGTCATATCAGGCTCTTCCGCGTCACCTCGACCGGCTCGGAATCGACCGAGCAGGTCCAGTTCACGAACCACGAGACGACGGCGGAACTCGCGACACATATCAACGGCGTGACCGGCTTCGAGGCGTCGGCCATCGAGGACTTCTCCGCGTACCAGTTGCATCCTCGGGCCGGCGTGAACGTGCTCACGACGACGGCCTACCTCTCCGCAGCCTGGGACACGACCGCGGATCTTCGCGTCGATCAGGAGGCCGGCATCATCTCGATGGTCTCGGACGCCTTCCCGAGCGATCACTGGGCGACCGAGTTCCCTGCCCAATACCGCTCGGTCCTCGTGGCCTACAACGGAGGTCACGATACGGTCCCGTTCGACATCGAGCAGGCGTGCCTCGAAACGGCTGCGAGCCTGTACCGTGACCGCAAGAAGGATCTCGGCGTCACGAGCGAGAGCCTCGGCGACTACTCGTACAGCGTCGCCGCGAGCGGTCGCATCGTGCAGCAGATCCGCGGAATGCTCGGAGCGAGGGTCCGCATCCGATGACCATCGGCTCGCTGATCTCGGCCTATGGTCGGACGATGACCAGGACGCGTCCGGTCTGGATTCGAGATCCGGCCGGAGGTGCGTCGCAGTCGACCACGGATGGCACGACGACGGCGACGATCACCGGCTACCTCCAGATCGGCGGAGGCGGCGTGTCGCTCCGGTACGGCCGCGAGAACGTCCGCTTCGGCGCGACGCTCTACTGCGACGGCTCGCAGGATCTGAAGGCGAACGACGTGCTCACGGTCACGATCGCGAGCGAGGTCCGCACGTATCGCGTCGATTCGGTTCGCGTGCCTGACGATCGCTCGACCGCGGACGGCCTGTATCACCTGATCGCGACGCTAGAAGAGGATCTACCGCGTGGCTAAGGCGCTGCACAACTTCGATCCGAACGAGATCGCCGAGGCCGTGCTGCGTGGCATGGATCGAGGTCTTCGCGACATTGCAAAGACACTACAGACGACGATAAAGGTCTCGATCTCTGGCGAAGGTACGGGCATCCGGTATCCGCGCAGCCTGCGACGATCGAGCCGTCCTGGCGAGCCGCCGGCAAAGCAGACCGGAGACCTCGGCCGTTCATGGCAGGGAGCACCGAATCGGATCGCGACCGGACGCCGTCTCGGCTATCGCATCGGCTCAAACAAAGAGTACGCCGCCGCTCTTGAGTACGGCACGGCTCGCATTGACGCCAGACCATACGTTCAGCCTGCGATCGACAAGATCGCGCCGGAAGCCGTGAAGATCCTGGGCGACTACGTGAACGAGCAGATTCGCAAACTCAACCTCGGGCGGCTCTGATGCAAGCGCTCTTACAGTCAATCGCGGCAGGCATCGCCGAAACGGCGTCCACGTCTTGGTTCCAAGGTCTATCGGGACGAGTGTACGTGAACGAGGCGCCAGCCGATAGCGCGCTGCCGCTTGCCGTTTACGGCATCGTTCGCGCCGATATCGAGCAGACATTCGGGACCGATCGCGAGACGTACGAGATCGAGATCACGCAGTACCATCCTCATGCTTCCGGTCTGAATGTTGCGGCCGGTTCCGCCGAGAAGTTGCACGCTATGCTCGACGACAAGACGCTGACGGCTACCGGATATGATCGAGTCGTGATTCGAGCCGAATCACGCGGCGTCCCTGCCATGCAGGATGACGCGATCGAAACGTCTTCGCGATTCCGGCTCATCGCGATAAAGGGTTCCTGAAATGAGTTACCTCGTAGGCAATGATGGCGGCGTCGTGCTCGGCGATCATGTCGCCCAGTTCAACACGTGGAACGGCACGTTCTCGCGACAGGTCTCTGACATCACCGGCTTTGCTGATGCAGGTCGGCGTCGGAAGCTCGGCGTCTGGGACGCGAACGGATCGGCCGGAGGTTTCCTGCGTGCCGATGCCGGTACGTCTATTCCGACCTCGCCAGGCATCAATACGGGCGATTGGGAGACCGAAGGCACAACGATCTATCTGCACGCCAAGGGCAGCGGCACGGTCGCGACCAACGCGACCGGCGTCTGCACGATGATCCTGACCGCAGTCATCAGCGAGATCGCCATGAGCGTCGCGAAGACCGGAGACGCGGCTGTCTCGTTCAACTGGGCGCTCGCCGGTGGCGCGATCCCGACCGAGCTCTGGGACGAATCGTGAGGCTCTGGCCGACGACTGTCCTCACGCCCGACGACTGGATCGCCGACATCACGTTCAACGACGGCAGCACTTATCGCATGGGCGCATCGCCGCATCTGCCCGAGGAAGCGGTCCTCGAGCAGGTGCGGCAGATCGTGTCCATCCGCAACAAGACACGGAAGATCGTGGACATCAGGCTCCGGCGTCGCGTGCAGGCGTTCCGGTCAGTCGAGGATATGCACATCGAGAACAGGATGAGGCTCGTCTCATGAAGACTATCGAGGTGAAGAAGGGCGTTCGCGTGCCGCTCATCACGGTTCGCGACATGATGCAGGTATGCGACCAGGCGTTTGACGAGGAGCGATCGACGCTGGTCGCGGACCTCGACGCCTCCGGCGTAGATCCTCCGACCAGGCTTGAGCGGCTGCGAGAGCATTCGCAACGGCGCGGGACCGTGAGCCTCCTGCTGCTTGCGACGTTCCGCATCTCGACCGCGACGCAGATCATTCGCCTCGCGCTCGATCGTGCTGGTCTACAGGCCGACGCCGTGCTCGCCGACATGACGCCGGAGGAGATGGTCGAGGCAGCGCAGATGCTTTGCGGATACCGGAAGGCGGAACCGGACGCGGTCCCTCTGGAGCCGGGCCAGCCGACGACCTGACCGCTCCCGACTGGCTCGGCACTGCTGCATTCATCGCGAAGAACTCGCCAGGGTTCGGAGATCCGCTGGCGATGCCGATCGACGTATTCGCGTCGGTGGCGTCGGCGGTCTCCGATATGATCGTTCGAGAGAACGGCGGCGATAGCGGTCGCTCGGCAGTAGACCGCGAAATGCGGAGGCTTCTTGGCTAGTCCCGAACTGAACGTACAAGTCACGGCGGATATCTCGGCATTGCAGGCCGGGATGACTGCTGCCGTCGCGAGCGTGGATTCGGCGACCGCCAACATGAAGACGGCGGTTCAAGCCGTCGCGCCGGCGTTTGATGCTGTCGGACGTGCATCGCAGGATCTCGGAAAGAACATTGCCGGGACGTTGATGGATGCGGCAAAGCAGGCACAAGCCGCGGCCGATGAACTGAAGCGCCTGGCTACCGTGAAGTTCGGCGACCAGACGCAAGACCTGAAACTGCAACTCGACATCCTGCGCGCGACAGATCCTGTCGTGAAAGCGCAACTAGAAGGGCGCAGGCAACTCGCTGCGATTCGTCGAGAAGCTCGCGACATTGACGCGCAGGGCGCGGATGCTGCCGCTCGCGAGATGATCTCGACAAAGCAACTGCTCGCGATAGAGCAGATGCGGCAAAACGTGCAGGCGGCACGAGGTCGCATCATCGAGAATGAGATTCGGCAAGAGGCGGTACGACTTGCAGCAGCTCAACGCAGCAGAGCGGCAGAGCAGCAGCAACTCGCCGCGATGCTGCAAGCGGTGCAGGCGAATAACGCGGCAGTCAGTTCGCTCGGCCAGCGATACGACTCGTTCATGGCACAAGGCGCAGCGGGAGCGCGACGCGTGAACGTGGCGATGCAGGGAATGAACGCGGCAGCGATAGCCGCGACTGGTGACATTGAAGGCGCGATGATGGCGCTCCCGACCATCTTCGGACAGGTCGCCGGAGCGGCGTTCTCGCTGGGCGGCGCTCTGCACGAGGCGTTCACCGGAGCGAAGGCGGCTGCGGCAGAGCTCGAAGCCGAGGTGCAGAAGCTCGAGCAGTCATCAGCGATCAAGGCCCAGACACGCGAATATGAGCGACTACTCGCGATTGAGAAGGAACTGGATCCGATTCGCAAACTCGAACTCGAACGACAGAATGCGCTCGCGAAAGCACGTCGCGAGATGCTTGAGACGACCAAGGAGATAAGCGGAGCGGAAGCCGCGGCGATGCAGGCCGCTCGCGAGCGACTCATCAACGCGCAATACGACAACAAGATCCGCGAGGAGAGCGAACGGATCGCGAAGCAGACTGCGGATGCGGACGAACGATCGAAAAGGGCCAAAGAGCAAGTGGAAAAGATCGAGCCGCCTAAGCAGACTTCGCTTCCGGCGCTTGTCTCGTCAGTGACTACCAGTCTCGGAGGCGCGTTCAACTTCGCTCAGAATCCGGTGCTAAAGTCGATTCAGGATTACGCGATTAGGCAAGCAGGACATCAAGCGAACCTCGTCCTCACCGCGCGCGAGATCCTCCAGATCCTCAGGAACCAAGGGACGGTCATCACGTGAGCGTCAATGTCGTAGAACAGCTCGGCAGCCGAAGCGTCTCGAGGACGCAGGGCAAACTCAAGGCGACGCGTACGTTCCATGTCTGGGATGCCGCGTCGCCGCTCACGACGCCGAACGAGATCTCGCAACTCTTCGGCGCGTACGGTCTGCCGTACTTCGGCGAGCCGTTCCCAGGCACGACGAGCCTCGGAGCGACCGACTGGAGCATCGCACGCGTCGACGGGCAGAACGACCTATGGTCGGTGACCTGGGAATATCAGGAGGTCACCGGAGGCGGAACGATCGTTCAACCGCCGCCGCCGGCTCCAGACGAGGTGACCGATGCGGCCGTCAACGGATACATCGAGGTCAACGCGTCGCTATCGGCGTCGCACGTCGACACGTGGCGCGCATTCGACAGGTCGACCATAATCGCCGATTGCTCGGCAGGCGGTCGGCACGCTCTCGGAATCCCGGATCAGCTCAACATCGGAGGAACCCATATCGACGCCGGAGGACACCCGGTATCGATGATCCTCCGGCAGTTCGAGGTCAACATCACGCTCGTCCGCGACGGCAGGTTCCAGCCTCGGAACCTGCTCGCGTTCGTCTGGAAGCGGAACCAGACCGACTTCCTCGACTGCGAGCCGGGCAGCGTGCTCTACTGCGGTGCGGCCGTCAACCGCATCGGGGAACGGAAGTTCCAGTATTCGCACAAGTTCGTCTACGACCAGTTCTTCCACATGCGGCAGGTTCCGATGCGCGACATGAACGGCGAGGCGCTGCTCGGGCCGCGACCGGGATCGCCAGGCATGTCATCCGCCGAGGATGTCCGGTTCGTCCAGCCGTTCCCAGACCTGACCGAGTTACGCAACATCGATACGCTCTTCTCGAAGGTGACCTGACATGGCGAACGAGATCTCAATCACGCATCGACTCCAGATCGCGAAGGGCGCTTTCCAGTTCTACTTCGCGCCAAGCACGCTCCAGGCCGACCTCGCGAGCGAGGCTTCGGCCGGCGGGAACCAGGTCATCGGCTCGACGCCCGAGGCGCTCGACCTGAACACCGACGTATCCGCGAACGGCATCGCGTACTTCCAGAACCTGTCGACCGCGATTCCGATCGAGATCGGCGTGACCGGCTATACGTCGCAGGCGCCGCCCGGCATGACGCAGCTCATATCGCTCTTCCGGCTGAACGCCGGCGAATCGTGCATCGCTCGAGCGGCGACGACGAGCATCTTCGCGCAGGCGATCACGAGCGGCACGAACACACAGGCCTTCCTCTCGTTCCAGTTGTTCAGCCCATGAGCGTACGGTTCACTAGCGGAGGCGTCGGCCGGTTCGGGTTCGACGAGGCGAACGC